CAACACCGGGGTGGGCTCGAACAGCGCCACCGGCACCAGGAACACGCTCGGCAGCGAGCGCATCGACACCATCGCCATCTCCACCGTCAGCGCCCCCAGCGCGTCGGCGATCGCCGCCGGCACCGCCTTGGGAGCGATGTACTTCCAGCCGTCCGTCTCCAGCGATTTCACCATCGCGCTCAGCGAGAGCGTGTTCACCTTCAGCCCGTTCAGGTCGCAGGCGACGTCGGCGGTTTTGCCCAGGACGGCGAAGGCGTACTCGCCGCGGCGCGGCCAGGCCATCAGGATCAGGTTGCCCTTTTCCATCACGAAACTGCCCGGCGCGCTCTTCATCACCGCCTGCAGGCCGTGGAACGTTTCCTGCGCGCCCAGCGTCGCCGGCTGCGCCGAGGTGGTGGTCAGCGTCGCCGCGCCGCCGCACACCTGCGCCAGCCCGATCAGCAGTCCGACCAGAAACAAAATGGGGAAAAACTTCTTCATTGGAGCCTCCTTGGATCGTATTTGGTTGGAAAATACGGTAGAATACGATTGGCGGTTGGAGCCGCCTTGCCCGTCCCTGTTCGCGCAGGGGCGGGCGAACCGTTTAAGCCAGGTTGTCTTTAGCGAGGGTGAACGTGGCGGAAGCGGGGACGTGTTTGAAACCCAACAGCGAATCGTTGACCAATTGGTCGTAGAAACTTTTAGCCGACCGCTCGGAGCTGAATTCCAGTTCGACCGTGCCGCCATCCTCGTACAGCGCGGTGATCCCAATGCCGTCCAGGATCGCGGCGCGGAGTGCTTTGGTGGAGATCATCGTTGCTTGTGCCATTGTTTATGCGCTTCCTTTCGCTTTAATAATGACGGCGTGGAGTGCTGCCAGTCGATTGTGCGGGCCGGGCCAGCGTTCTTCCAACTGCTTGCCGGAACTGGGAACCTTCAGGCAGATTTCGAGCCACCGGGCGGTTTCCTCCAGTTCGCGCAGCATTTCCGGCGCGACGGCAAGGAGATTGCCATTCTCCCTGTAGGGCAAGAATTCGTTTGGATTCAACGCCTTGCGAATAAACACGCGAGCGATTGGCGTGTTCCCGGCCAAAATATATGCGCTGACCCCGCGCGTTTCCTCGCGCACTTCAAAAGTCCAATCGCCAGGTGTGCGCGCCATCGTTTACCCCTTCGGCTCGGTAGGAGAATCGTCGCCGGGCGGGCAGGGGTCGGGCTGCGGGTGCCGCCGGGAATATTCCTGGTCAACCAGCCATTCTAATTCGGCAGCCATCGACCGGTAGTCTTCACCTGCCAGTGCCCTGACTTTCTCCCTGGTTGAGACTTTTATCTGGATGGTGGTAATTTCGTCTGCCATGAGACCTCTGTTGTCTATTGAAAATATAAAATTGGCTACAGTCAATTATAGTGACATTCTATAGATTGTCAATAGCCAATTTATTAGTAACCAGAGGAAATTTACATGATGCTAAGCTTTTGTTGTCTCATGGAAACATCATTCATAGATTGGCTTAGAAATGAATTGCGGGAACGGGGATGGACTCAGGCCGAACTGGCAAGAAGATCCGGTATTTCTCCAGCCCATATAACCAAAGCCCTTAATGGTGAGCGCGGCTTTGGAGAACAATCTATTCGCGCTATAGCCAATGCCTTCAATCTTCCCGCAGAACATGTATTTCGGATGGCCGGGGTTTTACCGCCTGTTTCAGCCGAAAAGTCAAAAATGGCAGAACTCAGTTATTTGTTGAATATGTTGGACGATGACGACCTGGATGAATTGATCAGGTTCGCCAGGTTCCGCCTGGAAGACAAAGAGAAAAAGAAACCGAGCCGGAGCAAACGCCCGGCTCGAAGTGCGTTAAAAGACAATTAGATCAGTTGTTCTAGTAATTCAAAAAAAACAGTTCGAATGATCGGAGGGGATATGACAGGCGAATCCTCAGAACCAGTGGAAAAGCCGTGGTTTTACCTTGGCAAACCTATTTCTGAATATGTGCCTATCGTTATAAATCTCAAAAGGCAGAATGACGAACAGGAGCTTGAAAACCTTCTCCTCAACCTTGTTCGGGTAGTGGAGGAAGGATCTATCGCAACCGACGAAGGGGTAGCTCCCTGGTATTACGAAAAACTCGCGATTTTTTATCGGAAGCAGGGCCAACGCGGAAAAGAAATCGAAATATTGCAGCGATTCGCCGGACAAAAGCACAGCCCAGGGGTGTCACCTCCACGGTTACTTGCGAGATTGGATAAATTGCTAGAAACCGCGAATGAGGAAGAAGTAGATATTCGCCCGGCTCGTGACGGCAAGACTCCTGAGAAAACCGCTTCGCGAGCGAAGGTTACTACGCCGAGAAAACCCCGACCTGAACCACCTCTTGATTTCATCGCGCTGGACGTGGAAACCGCCACGTCCGATTATGCCAGCATCTGCCAGATAGGACTGGTAGTCTTCAAGGATGGGGTTGAGTGCGATGCGCTCAAAACTTACATTGATCCCGGGTGCGAATTCAGCAGGACAAACGTCCGCATCCACGGCATCACTAATAAAATGGTGCAGGGCGAGCCGACCTTTGTTCAATACATCGAAACATTGCGTCCCATCCTGGAAAATCAAGTCGTCGTGCATCACACCGCCTTTGATCGGACGGCCTTCGACCGCGCCTGTGAAAAATATGGCCTAGAACCCATCAACTGCACATGGTTAGACTCTTCAACGGTCGCACGCTACGCCTGGGAAGACTGCCGGGCTTCCGGTTACGGGCTGTCCGACCTGGCGAAGCGGTTCGAGATCGCGTTCGACCATCACGACGCCCTGGCAGACGCCCGCACGGCCGGTTTGATCTTCATGCGGGCCGTCGATGACTCCGGTGAGCCCTTTAGCAAATGGGTCAAGAGAAGGGGGATCAAGGGCAGCCTGCCAAAACGCCCGGTGAGCCAACGACCGGAAATTCAGACGATAACGATCGACATAAATGATTTACTGGATTTAGAGAAGGACGAGATCCCAACCGAAGGGCAAGCAGCGCCGGTCGTGTCAACTCAGCAGCCGGCCCATCCGCCGGACGCAAAACCCAAACGAATAAAGCCCGCCAGGGTTCTGCTGCTGGTCCTATTGTTGATTTCCCTTTGCTTCACTGCCGGGTTCTTATCCGCTGCGTTATCGGATCTATCAGACACCAGCGGCGTGATGATCGGTTCGGTTTTGGGCCTAGTTTTCGCGCTGGTCAGCGGCCTGGTGCTCTGGCTACTGGTCCGCTCGGGCCGCGTTTCAAAACAGCGGTAGAGTCGCGCGCGACTCTACCGCTGTTTCCTGCGTGGGAAACCCGACACACCGTTTCTGTAGAAACGTTCTACTCCTCAACCCCCTCGTACAGGGAGGCGATATCGTCCTGCACCATGCGCGCGTAAGTCTCGTCCGTGGTCACCACGCTGTCGTGCATCATGTTCTGGCTCAGGCTCTTCAACTGTTTCATGTCCTTCACCCGCCGCATCATGTACACCGCGTGCCCGTGGCGCAGCTTGTGGCTGCTCAGGTAGGGCTGTTCCGCCCGCGCGCACAGCGCCCGGATCCCCTTGTTTAGGATCTCGCGCCGCGACAGCCAGTTGAACCCCTTCTCCGTGCCGACGAAGCGGTGCCAGCGGTCGATGCGCGGGTACCACAGCGCGATCCCGCTCCGGCGCAGTTTTGCGTCCCAGCGCTGCACCACCGCCAGCAGGTCCGGCAGCCGCAGCATATCCGTCTTCGCCGCCTTCGAGTTCTTGGTATGCACCCCCAGCCCTGGGAACTGGCTGATCTTGTATTGGCGCAGGTCCACCGCCTCCACCGGCAGGCTGACGAAGGCCTGCGCCCGCATCGCCGAGAGGAACATAAAGCAGATTGCCGCCTGGTCGCGCTCCTCCTTCAGGTTCGCCGGCGCGAGCGCCGCGATCGCCCGCACCTGGTCGATCTCCCAAAAGCGGTGCTCCTGGAACTCGCTGTGCAGGCCGTGCGAGGTGCTCGGGCGGATCGTGTCGATCCAGCTGCCCGAGATTGCCCGGTAGCGCTGCAAGTGCTCCCCCCGGATCCACTCGAAGAACTTGCGCGCGTACTCGCACGCCTTCTTCATGCTCGCCGCGCTCAAGCCCCCGGGCTTCCCGTCGTTGCGCTTCACCGCCAGGTAGGCCGGGAAAGCCGGGTCGACCGTGCGCGCCTTTGGGAAGGGGGTCGCGTCCGCCCATTCCAGCAGGTGGCGCAGCAGCCCGCGCACCCGCTTCACCGTCTCCGGGTTTCGACCAATGCGCTCGATGTGCGCCAGGTATTCCTTCGTGTCCAGCCAGTTTTGCCGCTCAATCACAGTTCACCTCCACGGATGCCGCATAAGCCCGGTTGACCTTCTTCCCGCACGCCGGGCACTTCCCCTGGTAGATTTTGGTATAGCGTCCCTCGTGCCGCAGGCGCGGCTTGACCATCTTTACCACCTGGTTGCACTTGCAGCACCAGCCCTCGCCGTCGCCCAGCGCGCCCCTATGCCGGGTTTTCTGGTTCACCGCGAGGGCCCACGCCCGGAAGTTTTCGCCGTTGATCCAGAAGTGCCCGTTTTTGTCCCGCTCGAACGGGCAGCCCCCGGACAGGCAGTGCCGCACCACCGTCTCCGCCGTCAGCCCGATGTCCTCCGCGATCTCGGAGGGTTTATATTGCATGTTCATCAACCGTGAGAGTCGGATCAGATGTACCCGCATGAATCGTTGTGCCATGATGCTCCAAATAAAAAACGCCGGTCGGTGACCGGCGCGGCGGATGGAGGCATGGTATAATCCAAGTACCTTGGACCGCCCGCACGGTCTGGGGCCATCGTCGCGTCGAGTTCCCGCTCGGCGCGACAAGGTTTAATCGATGGTTTGATTATACATCAAAAAACGAAATGCAAGCGCGGATTTGGGCTCACGGTTGAACGCGCGAGATTCACAAACCGCCGGTATACGGGATTTAGACGGACTTCCGTGAGGTCGGCGGTTCAAATCCGCCCGCCCCGACTTTTTGCCCGTTTTTCGCTTCGCCGTGAGATTCGAAACCTCGTTAAGAATCGCCTCTCGGCGCAAAACGGCCCGCTGGAAATCAGCGGGCCGTTTTGCGCACATGTTGCAGACAGTCAACACAGTGTTTCTACAGAAACACCCGTTCGGATTTGAATAGGGGCTTTTTTAATTAAACTAATTCGATGGTTGTAAATTTAGATCGAAATTGTTATACTTTTTGTATGCACAACGCATGCAGCATTTATGTGAAAGGCCTAAAACCGGAGTCGGTCGGGAGCTGCTACGAACAGGATCCCAAGCCGGTAAAAGGGGTGCAAGGCCCGCCAATGCGCAACTTACTGGTATGAACGACCGCGGTGACCACCGGGGTCGTTTTCTTATCCTGGTGCTTCCCCATTTTCCAAGCCCAACAGATCGGCCGCCTTCGACCAGCTTTCATCGCGATTTCCTTCGATGGAATGCATGTAAATCTGGGTCACGCCGACGTTCGAGTGCCCCAAAAAGTGACAAATCACTTCGAGGTCATCGCCGGCCAATTTGCGCAGCATGGCCGCGCTGTGCCGCAATGTGTGCACGTGGATGGCGCCGGCGTTGAGCCCGGCCTGCACGCAGTACAGCTTCAGCCGGCGGCCGACCTCACGCATCGAGATCGGTGTCGCGCGCCGGCAGCGCAGTGCGGTAAAAATATAATCGCCTGGCTGGATCGACTCCAGCCGGCCCGCGGCCGCCAGCGCGGCACGAATCGCCTGCCAGACCGGCAGGGGCATCTCATAACGTTGGTCGTGCTTGCCCTTCCCCGACCAGCGGTACCAGACGCGCCCGCCGCTCTGCTCCAGATCGCCCCAGCGCAGCTGGCGGATCTCTGTGTTGCGCCGACCGGTCAGCAGGTAAGCCAGGTACAGGGCATAATCGCGCTGCGCGATCGGCGTGGTTTTGCGCCGGACGGCGTCTAGCAGCTGCCTGACTTCCGTGACTCCGAGGTGGATTGCTTTTCCGTAGGGATTGATGTGCTCACGGAAACGTCTGCCGGCAGCCGGATTGGCGCTATGCAGCGCAACCTCCTGGCCGTCAACGACCTTGGTGAAGTCTTCCGCCACGAAGGCAAAAAAGGATGAGATTGCCGCCAGGCGCTGCTGCCGGGTGCATGCTGACAAACCGCGCTTGCGCATCGCGTCCACCCAGCGCGCCACGTCGGAGCGCCCCACCTGGTCGGGCGTCTTCTCAACGAAGTCCAGGAAAAAGCACCAGGCCAGGGCGTAGGCCCGGCGGGTTCCATCCGACCGCAGGCCGGCCATCCACAGATCGTAGGCCTCGCGCCACTCACCGGTCAGATAGGGACTGTCTTGCCGTGCCATTCCTCCTCGCTTTCAATAGTTCCGATTAGCGGACATAACCTAACGTTTGCTTATTATACCAATTTAAGTCAGATTTACTCAAACCACTTGACAAACCAAACGTTTGGATTGTATAATGAATACAAGAAACCAAACGGAGGAAAACGAAATGAACTGCCAGTACACCGGACTTGAACTTGAGAGCAAACGAATGAAGAACCACCCCGCAGTGGCCGCACTCCTGAATGACGCGCAGCGCAAAGGCGTTTACGGTGTTGTGGTGCAGGCCATGAACGATGCCAAAGCCAGCGGGATCACCGGTATGGAAGTTGTCGAGATTGGTCGCGCCGCTTTGACCGGCGGGGTAGCCGCTGCCAGCAAACGCACTGCTGAGTTCCGCGCTTACGAACAGCGCCGCGCCACCGAGCGCAGCCAGGAAATTCAGGAACGCAATCAGTTCTTCATGAATAACGGTCGTTGGCCTGGTCAGGTAGCCGAAGATGACCATATCGAAACCGAAGTTCAGCCAAACGGCAACCGCTACAGCGATCAAACCGAAGAAGGTCTGGCGGGTCGCGGACTGTAAAACACAAAGTGCCCCGCTGGTTGGGCCATAGGCCAGCAAGGAAAACCAATGAACAACGTGCACAGATTTTATACTCAGCAGGGCAGTAGCGCAGAATTGCGCGTCCGTGATCAGGACAGGTGGTATGTAACGCGCGAGACCTGGCAGGGTGAGCGGATGGTTGACATCAAAATTGTGTCCAGCCATGATACCTACGAGGAAGCGAAGCAGGCCGAGAGCAACGCCATTGACCGCAGCAACGCCGCTGCCGCTCTCGGTTCTGTCAGGAGCGAGCGCAAGACCGCCGCCGTCCGCGAGAACGGCAAGAAAGGCGGAAGGCCACGCAAAGCCAAAGAGGAATAGATCACAGGCCCGGCACCCGCCGGGCTTTTTATTTTCCTCCGCTTCGATCCACCTGCTCAAAACCACCTCCAAAACAACATCTGCTAATTCCGATTAGCGGACGTTAGACCGCCCAAAATTCGTCGATCCGTACCGTACCCGAAACGACCTTGATCGTGATGGTATGCGCGCCACGACCAGTGGCAATCTCCACGCCGTTTTGGTAAGCCAGTCCAGCGGCGAACGCGCCGCCGTCAACGGATATTTCCACGGCAGGTTGCGCCACGCCGTCAGCGCGAAAACAGCCGTAACTCTGGCAGGTGGCGCTGTAGGTGATGGTTGCCCCTGCCTCGCTGCTCTCTACCCGCGTCCCGGTTTCTGTCCAGGTTCCGGTTTTGCTATCGTAAGCCGTGCCTAATTTGATCGTGCTTTCGTTTTCGTAGTCTTCGCTTTCCGCATGTACCCGCTCCGGCAATGTAACAGGTGGCACAGACAACCCGGTTGCGAGATAACCGTCAACCGTTTCGTCAATCCAGGCATAACCAATATCCGTTGGATGCACGCCATCACTAATAATTTCGTCCAGGTCATAGGTGTCCGGCACAACCGATTTCGCCCACGACCACCAGTCCGCGTGGCTCACGCCGTAATGCGCCAGGATCGCTGCCGTTTTTCCGAGATCGACCGCATTCAGCGGTGTGGTTACAACAGCGTTGTCGTGATAATCCAACCCACTCCACGTTGGCGCGGAAATCCAGATAATTTTGATGGTTGGCCTTGCTGTCCAGGCGCGCCGGATAAATGCCTCCACCATGTAATCATTCATGACCCCATTAGCATCGTCGATAATCAGCACAGTCGGGTTATTGGCTAGTGTGTCGCGGGTGAGCCGGACGAGATTTGACCAAACGTTGTGCCCGCTTATGGCGGCAGAGACAAAGCCGAAATTATAGTCGGGATATTGCCCCATCAGAAAACTATATACATCAGGCCGATAGCCTGTCCCATACGTCCACGATGATCCTGCAAAGGAGACTGGCTGCGGCACTAGGCCGCTCCCGCAAAAAAATGGTTCACGCCGTTCCCTCCGCCGCTGATCAGACCGTGATAGGTGTTTGCCAGGCCATCGGCTATGGTGAGATCCGTGCCAACCTGCACGCCGTTGTAAAAAATCTTGATCGTGCTTCCATCGGCCTGCGCCTCAAGCCAGGCATCGGCAACCTTCGAGACAGTCGCAACGGCCTGAGAAAGCGAGGGTGCTCCATTCACCTTTTTTACCGCCGATATATCCAACTGCGCCGTGTTGTTATACCGTTCCCTTGCCAGAATTTCGATGCAGTTCTGCGGATCGGTTTGCGTGTCTGCTCGCAGCACCAAACCAATAAACGTGCCGTCAATATTGACAGCAATCTTCGCTTTTACCACCACGTCAGGCGCGGATTTCCACAAGGCATATTTGCTGGCGTTGAGGATTGTTTTGAGACTGTGATCATCAACGATTACGGTATCGCTGGCAACCGAGGAATAGGCCGGATAACATAGTAAACTGGTGGTATCGGCTGCGATGGTGTTCACAACTTTGCGGGCATACTCCGCGCCGGTAATCGGCGGCATCAGCGCACTACTGGCAGGTAGCTGGTTCGCGTTGAAAACTCGCGGTATCACATTATTCCCGGTTCCAGCGGATCTTTTACTCCAGACCGCATATTGATACCATTCTCCGGTCACACCCGCCACGGCTTGCCTGACGGCCTGAGTAGCGGAGGCAGCACCAGCGTACTGCTGTGCCTTCGATCCGCCGTGTGCGTCTGCGCTCTCTGAGATTGTCGGTGATCCCTGCTTAGTGAGTGAGGCACACAGTCCATCGGTGTACACTCCCTCCAAGCCGGAATCGGTCAGGAGTTCGTCACTCAGCACTGGAGCATTTATCAAAACTCCGCCAACAATCAACCACGTGCTGCCCACTCCTGGCGCTGGCAACGCACCATCTGGCAGCTCCGAAAAATCAATGTCGATGGTCTGGTAACGCAAATTCGTGGGTGCTCTGCCCAGCCGAGCCTCATTTGTCGAAAGTCTTGCCAGCCCTCTCATATCGCCACCTCCTGCGCAGTCGCCGCTTCCTTCGCTTCTTCCGCGATCAGATCGTCCACCGCCTGGATCGCGCCGCCCAGCGCTACGATCGCCGTCTCCAGCTGGTGCAGATCGGAGAGCAGTGCCTGGCGCCGTTCCTGCGTGTCTTCCCGCAGCCTCTCATATTCCGCTCGCTTTGCTTTCAGGTTCATACATCCCTCCGAATTAGATCCAGTAACCCCAAATAGTCAGATAGACATCCATTGTGGATGCGTCCGAGGCTGCGTTCTGAAAATAGATATCACCATTTGCATCGCATGGGACAATCAAGGAATCCCGTTCCCAGGAATCATTCGCCTGTCCAGAACAGTCCGTAAGTAAACCGCTGCCGGATGTTGCGTTTGGACTAAGAACGAGGTAGCAATCCCCTGCAGCGCTTCCGCTGTCTCGGATCGCCACGTCGCACAACACCGCTTTGACCCCAGCCGGCGCGCCGAAGACGGCCGATAAATCAATCTTTGTTTTTCCGGTGGTAGATCGCGCATCCCCGTCCCAGCTCGTGGAGGTGAGGGGTGCAGCCAGTGGCACAAAACCATAAACAGCGTATTCGGTCGCGTTCTTATAACTCTTCAGCGCCCCGGTGTAGGCCACATTTCCATCACCAGGATCGGCATCTCGGCCACTGTAAATACCTCCGTCTGAGCTAAAATACCCGTCCCAGGTGACCTTACCACCTCCCACATAAAAAATATCGCCATTTCCAGGAAGCAGCTCGATCCTTGGCGAAAGGCCGGTAAGAAGCTCGATCGCTGCCTGTCCTTCCAATACGCCGCCCGCGGTAAAAACCGACGCGGCAATCAGGACCCTGGAAAAATCTACAGAAAGAGCTTTATACGCCCTGCTCTCCAGGTAAACTTCCGAAGCGGGTCCGCCTGCATCAAACCGCCCCCACAAGCCGCCAATCTCCGAATCCAGTCCAGTGTCAAAGATAGAAAAACTGTTTCGCTCATCAAAGTTTGCAGCAGTCAGAACATGCACCCCATCGGCATCCAAAATTACATTTCCGCCGCCGGCATAGGCTTTACCGTTGGATGCTCTCAACTCAAATTGAGTCGCACCACCCCCCACCCCGCGCAGGTAGTAACCATCGGTCAGGTACCCGAAGCGCAGGCCGTTGGTTGTGTTGCCGGCGCGCAGCTCGCCCGATGTATTGAGCGACAGCAGCCCCTGCACCGTCAGGTTTTGCAGGTAGCCGTCATCCGCCTGGATCGTTCCGCGGATCAGCAGCCCATCCTCGGGCGTGTAGCGCATATACTCGTTATCCGCGCTCTGCCCGACCCCTAGCCCCCACCGATCCGCTGTCACCCCCACGTAACCGTTCAGATTGCCCAGCCGCGCCACTTCGCGCCGGTTGGCATAACCGGTGCCGGTGCGCCATACGCTGAAACTCGCCTCGTCTCCTCCGGAGGCAACCAGGTAGCCCTCATCGTTCCCGTACCCGATATCGGCGACCGCCTGCCCAGCGTCCCACGGCTCGATGCTGCCGCCGTCGACGTGCCGCTCGACCAGCCAGTGCATTTTATCGGAATAGGTTATGTATTCGCTAATAACCCGCATGTATTCCGACTTGCCGATATCCTTCAAAATCAGGATGTCGTTTGCGGCAAAATCAACCGGCTCGGTTGTTACCAGAAAGTCCGAGACGTTGGTCAGGCTGTCTGCCAGCGTGGCGGTCAATTTCGGGATGATCCACGTCCCCCCCGCCACCTGGATGGTCTCCTCGACGAACCTGGTCCCGTACATCGCGCTGATGTGCGCCTCATTGAACGGGTACAATGTACTGCCAATATCCGATCCGTCTGGCAGGAATGGGAGCAGGTCGCCGCGCATGATCAGCTGCTGGAGGGTGAGCTGCCCACCGGCGCTCGTCTTCAACAGGGACGCAGTCTCCTGCGGGTCGTCGCTGGCCGTGATCCCGTGCGTGTGATTGCCGGCCGCGCTGTTGGCCGATCCGTGCGCCAGGGTCCCGGGCGTTTGCAGCGCCAGGGTCCGGTCCGCTGTCAGCAGGCCGCCACCGCTCAAGCCGTCGCCGGCCGTAAGCGTTTTATTTAATCGTTCAGCCTGGTAAGCGCTTCGGGTCCCTAAGCCGTTGGCCGAGGCGTATTGACCGTGGTCGTCATCCGCCAGCCCGGTCAGCCCGCCGTGGTCGGTGTGAGCTGCCGCGGCGTATCCCACCGCAACCAGAAACGGACGAAGCCGCTTGGCCAGGGTCGATAAATCATTGTCACCCATCGCGAGGCCTCCCTATATTCCAGGGATCTTCAACGTCCCGGGCGCGGAACACCAGCGCATCGCGCCGCACCCGGCCCTGGTCATCGTACTGAACGACCCTGTATTCCATCTCGTCGATAAATGCCAGCCCCGGATCCGACAGCCTGCTGGTATCGACCGACCCGGGAATCACGTCCACCAGGCGCACGTACGCCCCCACCGGGCAGGTATCGCGGCGCAGCGGGTTGCGGAAACGGTCGAAGAGTTCGCCGCGGCTATCCATCATCAGATTGGTGTCGGATGCCGGGCTGTAAGCGGGCTCCTCATAGATCGTCAGGATGCGGCTGGGGTCCAGCCTGGCCAGCATGCGCCGGTAATTGGCCGTACCCATCACCAGCAGTTCTTCAGCCTCGAATAATCCTTTGCCGTCCCCATCCCGCGCCGCGTCGGTATCAATTCCACTCTCCGCTTCCACCTCGACCGCCGAGAAGAACTGTCCGGCTGTGTCGGCGATATCCTGCACCTGCGTGGCTGTATCTGTGCTGGCCGTCGCCGCGGAGTAATACTTCCAGTCCAGGGTCGACCACCATCCGCGGCACCGCAGGGTGACCTGACCGCGCGTCACTTTGCTCTGTCCGGGTTGGATGGTGGGAATCGGGAATCTCTTCTGGGCGATAGCCATCGTCCGGGCGGCTTCGGCATGATCGGCGCTCGAACCGCTGATCGTCATTAGCAGCTCGCGGATGCCGTACTCGGTCACGCTCTCCTCGTCCTGGGCCCAGGCAGTTGTCTGCCGGCCAAACTCATCCGAGGTGTAGGCGACTGCGATTCGGTTGAACATGGTATCGATGCCCACCGAGGCTTTGACCGTCCCCACCTGTAGGTCGACCTGAGCCACGAACCCCCACCACACCCGCTCTCCCTGGTCGTTATAGATATCGACCGGCCTGCGCACGTACTCGATCAGTTCCCACAGCGCCAGGTCGGCGCCAATCGCGCTGATCTCGGCCGCCTTCGGCCCGCCAAAGACCGAATGAGATAACCACCCCACCCGATAGGTGAGCGGCAGCGGCAGAAGATCGCGCGAGAAGTCGCGCTCGCGGAAGATGACTCTCATGCGCTCAACCTCCGCGGGCGATACCATGCCTTGATCGACAGCGTTCGCGCGATCTCGGCCGTGTTGGCAGCATCGCTGTGACACAGGAAGTACAGGCGCTGCACCTTGCCCGGATGAGCCATGATTGGAGAACCATAGGCCACCACGTTCGCTTTCCGGGCAGCGCCGGCGGCGTTCTGGCTGTAAACCTGCCCCTTGGGCCCGTCATCTACGATGGCCGACTGGTAGGCGATCGCACCGTTGACTTCAAACAGGCGAAACGACTCGACCGGCAGCAGGTAGAGATAGTCCAGGTTGATGATCGTATCCACCGCGGTGACCCGCTTGCCGTACAGCCGCAGGGTCAGGCCGTCCAGGTCTTCGACCGCGTCCAGCCAGGGCGGCAGCTGGATGACGGCCAGGTCGCGCATGTAACGGGCATAAGCGCTGTCAAAGCGCACCAGGGGACCGCGCCAGAGCGGGACCACCGACCCATAATAAATGTACGGCCGAAACCATACGCTCGTGACGCTGCCGGAGAAGAAGCGCAGCATCGTCTTGAAGTAACGCCCCCCGCAGGCCTCCAGCAGGCCTGCCGAGAGGGTCCAGGTGTACATCAGGACCTCACCATCGGTTTCAAGCGTAAATGCGTTGTAGTCCCCGCCTGAGCAGGTTGCATTGGCCGTGGGCGTGCCTCCGGTGGCGTCCTCTGCTTCCAACACCGGGTTGAGGTTCTCCGGGTCGCTCGAAACGTTATGACCTACCCACACCGGGCCCAGGGTGATAACGTTGTTGTAGCTGTTGGTGATTTGCAGCCTGAGCGGGGTGGGTAGATTGCCCGCGATCTGATCATCGGCGATCTCGACGTAATTCTCGTGGGTAGCATCCAGGGTGTTGGTTACGGTGATCCCCGCGGTCCCGCTTCCACTGGTGTTCGACAGTTCGATCGCTGCCTCCGGACCCTCCCAATACCCGCCGCGTTCGATCGTCACGTGCAGCCTGGCCCGCTCGGCGCGCCAGTTGCGCAGCATTTTCGCGTCGAGCGGGGCCAGGCCGCCCAGCAGGCGCGCCCGGTAAACGTCTACAACCTGGTCGATCGCGAAGTTGATCCAGGCGCAGTCAGGCCGGTCGGCATGCTCGCGGGCATACTCAAAAGCCCGCTCCAGTTCGGTGATCTTCGCGCTCGGGTTGCTGCTGGAGATCCATAGATCGAAGGATTCGCCAACAACCTGATCGGTTGCGGCAGCGCTGACCGGGTAGTATCCGTTCATCACCCGAAACCCGTCCGCTTGCAAATCGAGTGTGGTCGCTCCGTACGTGATGTACAGTTTCATCGTCATCGGCTGCTCCACTGGATCTCTTCCGCCAGCATCCGCGCCAGAACCCGCAGGTCCAGGTAACTGGCAATATCTTCCGCGCGGATGTTGATGGTGATCGGCGCGCTGGCTGCCTGCGTCGCGGCCGGCTGCCCGTTGAGCGTCCCTCCCAGCCCGCCGAAGGTCGGCCCGCCGATCTGCATCCCGGCCAGGCCTTCCATCGATCCCGTGATCTGCCGCTCGATACCCGCGAATTGACTGCGCCAGCCGATCCCCAGCGCGTTGGCCATGCCCTCCCCCAGCTCGACGAACGCGGCCGGCGGTGAGTGCCAGCCAATCGCATCTTTGGCAGCCTTGAGCAGGTCCAGGAGGAATTCCGAAACCAGGGAGAAGAACCAATCGCGCGCGCTCCGAATCCCGTTCCAGATAGCCTCGACGATCGCCACGCCCGCGTCCCACAGGATCTGGTTGAGGCCTTGCAAGGCTGCTAACGCCATCATCACCAGTTCGACCATAGCCTCGTTGTACTGCGGGTTCATGCTGATCAGTCCATCGATCAACGTCTCGACCAGCTTGATGGCCGCTTTAAAGATCAGCGGGAATGCCAATACCAGCGCATCAAAGATTGCCTGTACGATCTGTGGGGTGTACTCGATCAAGATCGGCAGCGCAATCACCAGGCCATCGATCAGCGCCTGGATCAGCAGCAGCGCCGCGCCGATCAGCGCCGGCAGCGCCGCCACCAGCGCCAGGATCACCTGCGGAATCACTTCGGCGATCACCGGCAAGAGCTGCGGGATGGCTTCCGCCAGTCCGGTCGCCAGGGTGACGATCATCTCAGCCGCGGTCGTTACCAGCTTCGGCAGCTGCGGAAGGATCCCGTTGATCAGCGCCAGGACGATATCGATCCCCGCCTGCATCAGCATCGGCAGGGCCGCGATAATGAACTGCACCAGGCTGATGATCATGGTGACGGCTGCCGTGGTCAGCGTGGGCAGCGCCGCGATGATCGCCGTGATCAGCCCCTGGATGATACCCAGGCCAGCTTCCAGCATCGCCGGGGCCTGCTGACCCACCTCCGTGAAAACATCGCCCAGCAAGGCGCCAATCCCGACCGCCATCTCGCCCAGGTCGCCGTCTGAGCCTTGCACCACATCGACCAGCTTGCCCAGGTAGCCCTGCGCCTTTCCAGCCAGCCCTGACAGCCCCGGCAGGAATGCACTGGCCAACGTGCCCGCCGTACCCATCAAACCGGCCTTCAGGCCCGCCAGCGTGTCGCCAAACGCCTCCAGCCCCGCCACCGCGTCTGCATCCATCACCGCGCCCATCTTGTGGGCCTCTTCGGTCAGCCGAGCCATCTCCTCGGATCCCGCTTTGATCAGCGGGTTGAGCTCCATCGCGCTGCGACCGAAGATCTCCATCGCCAGCGCGTCGCGTTCGGTCTCGTTTTCGACCTCTCCCAGAGCGTCGATCAACTCCCCGAAGACCACCTCGCTGTCGCGCAGGTTGCCGTTCGAATCGCGCGCCGCGACCCCCAGGGTATCAAATGCCGCGGTGACCTCTTTACTGGTGCCTGTGTCGCTCATCGAGCGCGTCAAGCGCGCCAGGCTGGAAGTGATCGTATCCACGCCTGTACCGACCTGGTCGCCCACGTAGGCCAGCTCCTGCAGCGTGGTCGTCGAGAGCCCGGTCTTGAGGCTCATGTCGACCAGCTCACCGGCCGCGTCGGTGGCTTTTAGCACCATCCCAGCGATGCCGGCAGCCGCGGCCAGCGCGGCCGTGCCGACCGCAGCGATCGCGACCACCGCTCCTTTCGCGAAGCCGCCCAACTTGGAGAGTGCCGCGCCAAAGCCGCCCATCTTGCGCTCGGCGGCTTCGGTCTTCTCGCCCAGGTCCTGCACCTCTTTGCCGGTCGTCTTTGACTCGTCCCCGACCTCGTCCAGTCCTTTCTCGGTCTGCTTGAGCTCGCGCTGCATCTTGTTGAGCGTCTCAGTCTCGCGGTTGAGCTTGATCTGCAGGTCCTGCGCGGCGCGCGAGGTCTCGCCCTTCTCTTTGGCAATCCGCTCGTATTCGCCGTTCAAGGCACTGATTTTGCGCTGCTGCAAACTGATCTCATCGGTCAGTGCCCGCTGGCGCGCTTCCAGGCCGCCCGAGGTCTTATCCCATTCACCCATCGCCGCGGCCGTGGCGCGGAAACCCGACTCGATCACCCGGATCTCCCGGTTGAGGGTGGCAATCCCGGCCTTGGCGTCGGTGGTATCGACCCCGACTTTTGAGCTCAGCGGGTTATCAGACATAGGGACTCCTTCCCAGAAGGATCAAATCACGCCAGCCACTGGTATTGCAGGCTGGCAGCCGCGGCTTCCTGGATCACCTTGATCGAAACGCCCGGCACCGAGATGATCACCGGCGCGCTGCCCGCCAGCAGTTGGAACCCGACCGCCGCGGTCGGGTCGCTGCCGTCCAGCGTAAAGCGCACGTTTTGGGTCAGCGCCTGGATCAGGATCTGGCTTGCACCGGCTGGTTTTACCAGGGCCGTCGCCGCGGCGATATTCGCCCCCGAGACGTGGGCCCCTACCGGCGCGTAATGCTCGGTCAGCGCGACTTTATCGACATACGGATCGGCCTCGGTCCCGGCCCCCGCAACCTTCACATGTCCAAGTGACACGTTTCCGCGTTTGGTCATTGTTCGCTCCTCACAACCAGCCCTTAGCCTGGTCGATGTACTGCTTTTTTTTGCGAGAGCCCGCGCCCTTCGTCGCCGTCAGCCGGTGGACGAACAGCATCAGGCTCTCGGTGTCGGTTCTATCCATCTCGTGGACCGACCATTGGAAGGCCTTCACCAGCGAGATCTCCAGGTCCAGCATCCAGTCGATGCCGGTGACGTCCTCTACTTCCGGCTCCGGGTCTTGTTTCCCGGAACCGTAGGGTTTTGCGATGCTCCGAACGCTTTCCCGATCACCGCCTGAAGGATGGCCAGCATCTCTGGGATGGTTGCGCCCCGCTCGAGTTCCTCGACCGTCACCCGCCCGCCGAATACGTCGGCGACCAGACCGGTCAGGTTATCGATGTCATCTTCAGACATCTGCTCCAGGATCGCGGCGTCGTCGTTCCCCGCCAGTCCTTTCATGCTCTTGCCGAGCCGGATGGCCCGTTTCATAATGCCCCAGGGCACGATATGGGCAGAGAATTCCTTGACTACCGATTCGTCTTCCTGGTCGTAGATCGTCAGTTTGATCGGAGCACCGCTCATCATTTACTCCTTACGCCGTTCCGAAGTTGGCCGCGCCGGCGAGCGCCTGGCCGTAAATGTCGACTACGGCGTAGGCCAGGATATAGGTTCCACCCGCGTCCAGATTGCCGGTGGGATTGATCGTGATGATCTTTCCAGCCGCGTTGATCGTGATCGCGGACGCGACCACCGTCCCGTCGGCCTTCACCAACACGACGTTCTTGATCGCGGCAGCGGTCAGTTTATTGTTGAAGGTCAGGGTGCAGGTCTTATCAACTGCCACCGCGGCAGCCCCATCGGCCGGGTCAGAGGCAGAGAGCGCCAGGGCATCCACCGCGGCCACGCCGGGCACCTGCACCTGCGTAAACCAGTCGGTTTCAGAGAATGCATCGGTGTCATCGTCGCCAACCACCCGCTTGACGCTGTCGGTCACCCCGTCGCCCAGGTCGAAGGTTTTCACCGTCTGCAGGGCAGTAAAGGTGATTGTCCGCGTCTTGGGATCGGGAGAATCGGTCTTGGTCGACTTGTCTTCCGTGGGCGCCTGGAACCGGCCCTTGAGGAACCAGTAGTAAACGTACGAGCCGTTGGACTTCTGCGAGCGGAAGCCCAGGGCATAATACGGCGGAGTGCCGGCGTTGTCATACAGCCGGCCCGTGGTGGCGTCGAAGCGCTTTCCCAGCACCTTTGCCAGGATCTCCGCCGGGATGTTGGTCACCCCCAGCTCCACCACCGTCTCAGCCTCGTTGACCATCGCGTCATACGCTTTGTCATCGGCATACTGCGTCTCGGTGTTGGTCGTCGGTGCAATCGAGGCCTCGATCGCCGGCGCGAAATATTCGGGGGTATCGGCGCTGTAAGCGCTCGAATCGTCTTGCAGCACTTCGGCCACGTAAACACTGTCCAGGCCCACCGCGCTGCGATACTCTGCATCGTTTATTCCCATTGCATTACTCCTGTCCATCCAGATAGAAATAGTCTTGAGCCAGGCTGTAATGCCTGGTGGATTCACTGTAAGGCAGCTCGCGGGAAGGCCCGCGGGTAAAACCGGCTGCCAGCATCGCCGCGCGCACGTTGGGCAGCCCCGCCAGCCCGTCCCGGCTGTGAACCGTCACCTGCACCCGGTAGCGGGTCAGGGTTTCCACGTCGTCCGCGTGCTGGGCGGGCGGGTCGGAGATCAACTGGTAGACGACAAATTCGTCCGGCAGCGGATTGGCGATCAGCACGTTCGCGCCCACGGGCACGCCCAGGCCTGCCAGCGCCGCGGCGACGCGCTCCCAGATCGTCATAGGATCTCCTCCGCCTCGTACACCGCCCGCATGGCCTTTTTAGCCTTGCCCATATCCTTGTCGATCGTCGGCCGGATGTAGGGCTGGGCTGCCATCGAAGAGGTGCCGAACTCCTGCGCAATTCCGTACCGGGCGGTTTCGGCATCTACCAGATCGCGATCGTAGGGCAGACCGACCATAACAAACACAAAATTTCCGTCTTGCTCGGGTTCGGTACGCTGGATATTAGCCTCCAGATTGTGGGTGTCTTTCGGCGCCTGTTCTCGCATCCCTTCCACAAGCACATCCCCGCCGGCAGCCAGGGCCCGCCCGGTAATGGCGTTGATATCCCGCCCGGCCCGCGCGATTCGCTCCAGGTATTCCTCGAAGCCTTTGGTGGTCAGTTTCGTCCGGATCGGCATTACCCGCTCCTCACTCTGCGGGGCGTTCTAATTCCGGGCCCCACTCTGTAACGTCGGAAACTTCAGTGTTAAGCTTTATGCTGAGGTCAGTCGAGTCATGGAAAATGACTCGCAAAAATGGGTGTTCCCCTTTGACCACAGCAATGGTATTGAACCATTTGCAAGTCCCTGTTTTGCAAAAGAACATACCCGGATGATCGGGAACATTTTTTTTAGGCATATTTCCTCCTACCCGCTCCTCGTCCTGGTGACCTTTAGTTCCAGGTATTCGCCGCGTTCCTGGACGTTATCCAGCGACACAACCTCGAACCAGCTCGCGCCTGCATCCTTGCTCACGTACCAGGTCGCGTCGAGCGCAGCCAGGAAGCGGATGGTCACCGTCGCCGGCTCCACCGCCCCGGCCGTGTCGGCCGTCCATACCTCGGCCCCGTGCGCGTTGACCCACTTCGCCCAGGCGCTCACAGCGTGTGAGACGTCCGGCGCGGGCTTCTGGAAGCCGCCCGTTTCTGTAGAAACGGTGCGCGGCGCAAGAAGGACGGCCGTGCGTAGTTCGCCAGGGTTGAAGGTCTTCCCGTTCAGGTTCATGCGGTTGCAAACCTCACGTCAGTCGTCAGCGTCTGGCCGTAGATATCGGCCGCGGCCGTGATGGTGAGCAGATAGGCAGTTCCGGCGGTCAGGTTGCCGGTAGGATCGATTGTGAGGATCTTTACGGTCGCGTCGAGCGAATTAACGGTGACGACCGGCACGCCAGCGCCTGTAGAGAGGCTCACCGCCGCGATCGCGCCGGCATCCATCTGGTGATTGAAGATCAGTACCAGATTCGCGTCGATCGCCATATCGCCGGCGATATTCGTCCGCTCGAGCGCCAGCTCCTCATCCGGAACGCCAGCAGACTCCAGCGCGAGCGCCAGCGCCTCGAGCTGCACCAGGCAGGCCGCCAGGCCGAACGAGAGCGCGCTGCCGGCCGCCATCCCGCCCGGGTCTTCATGCCAGCGCACCATCAGCATCCTGGCGGCGGCTTTTGCTTCCGGGCGTACCGGGTTATCCGCCGTCCAATCCCGCCCGGTGGCGTTCTGGATATAGGCGTCAACCGACGGCAGCAGCGCCAGCATGTTCGCGTCTGCCACATCGCATCTCAAAACATTCGCGGCCTCTGCCGCCGTCAGGATATTCGCCATGAGTTACCTCTTCAGATTACGGGCCGGCAGGAACGGTCAGCGAGACGCCGTCCGGAGCCGTCACAGCCTTGACCGCCACGCGGTTCCCGAGCCACATATCGCCGGTCCCGGCGACGTAATCGTCGGTGTCGTAGACCCCGCCCAGGAAGTTATCCACGACCATATTGTCCTGGCCGCCGGTCAGATCGATGTACAACCCGGTTCCTTCGACGGTCCCGAAGAAGTTGCCCACGACCAGCGCGCTGAACAAGGCAACGTCAATGTGACTCTGGTTACCCTTGTTCCCTTCCACAGTGGCTGCCGGCACGAAGAAGTTATTCCGCACCTGCCAGCGGTAATGCGGTCCACCGCCGAGCGCGTAGATCGCGCAGCCGCCCGCTTCCGAGAGGATCGCGAACCAGTTATCTTCCACGCGCAGGTTCCCGATTGTCCCGGCGCAGTGGATGCCGTACTTTCCACTGATGAAGCCGCAGTACTGGACGGTGGCATGGCTGGCATCTTCCTCGGTCAGGCCGCCGCCGGAATTGTTGTTCAGCCGGATTGCGGCCGCATCCACCGGGCAGTCGAACAGGATATTCTTGAACGTCCAGCCCCGGCCAAAGACATCGATCAGCGGCGTCGCGGCCGTTGGGGCGACCGGAGGCCGCCAGCAGGAAGCACCCGGGTGATAGCCGGCTCCGGGGACATCCGGGTGATGGTTCGATCCGCAGCCGATGATCGAGATATCGAACTTGAGGTTATCCCCCACGATCTCTTCGCGGACGTCGCCCACAAAGTAGATCTTGCCCATCGTCTCCACGACCGACAGGGCCTGCGCCATCGTAGCGAAGGCCTGGCCCCAGCTCTTGCCGTCGTGGGCGGTGTCGTCGCCGTTGACGGTGTCGACGTAATAGCTGGTGGCCGGCTGCGCGCCCAGCACGGCTCCTTCGATCAGCAGCTCGCCGCCTGCGCCAATCACCTGCCGGTCGCCGCCGTTAGTTAGATAGATTTTCGTTGCATGACCCATCGTTGATCTCCCTTCAGATCAGGTTTCCTTATCCGCCCTCCGCTCGTTTCACCGAAACGGAGGGCGCTCTCATTATCAAAAACGATTTACAGCGGGACCTGCAGCAGCACCACCGCAGCCGTGTCAACCGCCTGAACGTCCAGGCGCATGATGTAGCGGATCTCGGTGTTGTTGTTGCGCCACGCGCTGCCGCCCACGCCTGTGCTGGCCAACTCGCCCGGCTGCCGGTCGAATAGCATCACCAGTTCGCGACCGTCGCCGACCGCGATATAGGTATCTGTTGCCGGCGGACCGCCCACGTTGGCCCACTGTGCGGTGGGGACCACCACAATCGGGCGGCCTTTGTACTGCTTGCGGGTAGGGTTGGTGGGATCGTCTTGCAGCATGGGGCGGCCAACGCCGTCCACCATCTGATCCATAATATCGAACCCTGACTGGTTGCAGAAAATCATGGCCGATACGGAAATAGCCGGGTCGAGAGTGACGTTCAGCGCGGTCTTGATCGCGTCAAATACATCGTTCTGGTTGGCGACCGGCACCGGTGCCAGCGCGTTTACCAGCGCCAGAATCAAGCTGGTGTTGGTCAGCGAGGTCTTGCGCCCGATCCAACGGCCCAGGTAGCGCATAATTGCCGCCGGGGTGTCGCTGAGCAGGTTGTTGGCGATCGGCAGGTACCCGCCAAAATCACGCACGGTGTAAACCACCCGCGTGAAGGTCGGGCTTTCCATTTGCGCCAACCGCTCAGCCGGTGGAACAACCGGTTCTAAGATTTCCGCGAACGGCAGCGCGGCTGCGCCGACTTCCATCGCGCGCCAGCCGGAGAGCGTGGTCACCGGCTCGACCGTCACGTACAGCGAGAGATCGACCGCCAGGCGACGGTACTCACGGATGGTCGTGTCGAAGTCGGTCGGAAGCAGCAGGCCGCCCTCTGCTCCAGGAGGAGCGCCGCCAAACTCGGTCAGCTCATCCAGAATCAGCTTGTAGCGCTCTACCGGGTGATTACCATCCAGCAGACTCTTTTGGGTAACCCCGTTGCGCAGAGCTGCGAAAAACTGGTCGCGGTAGGCATCTGACGAGCGCCGGTCGCGCGACTGCGCGGGCTCTGGATCTCCACCAACCGGAACGAACCGCCGGGCAGGATCGCCGCTATCGGAGGTCGCAGCCAGCATAGATAGGTACAGTTGATTCTGATCCTGGTAGCTCTTCTTGGCCTCGTCGAGCTGGGCCTGGAGGGAAACAGCATCAGCGATTTTGCCCTCATCGTACAGGGCGACGATCTGCGCGGCGATCTGCTGCACCCGCGCCTGGGCCGTGTTCACGGCGTCAAACAACTTTTTGAGACTCATAATGTTCCTCTCGTCGCAAGGGTTTTGTTGGCCTCGGCGCGGAGCCGGTCGGCCTCTGGATTTGGTTCTGGATCAACCGGTGACTCTTCGGGCTGTAAGAGAGACCTCAGCGCCTCCGGTAGATTTGCATAATTTCGCAGTGTGTTGACCACTGCCGTGTTCTGGGCGGCCTTGTAGGGCTTCGCGGCATTCACGCTGATCACCTCGTCGATAAAGCCCTTTTCCAGCGCCTCCTGGGCCGTCATCCAGGTTTCGGCGTTCATCATCCTGGATATCTCTTCCGGTTCCAGTTCGGTCTTGGATTGGTAGGTCTCTACGATCCCCTTCTTAATCGTTTTCAGCAGGTTGATCGCCTTCCGCAGCTCCTCGACCGTACCCCAGGTCATCATCCAGGGATCGTGGATCATAAAGAATGCGCTATCCTGCATCTTCACCACGTCCCCGGCCATCGCCACATAGGTGGCGGCCGATGCGCACAGACCGTCAATGCGCGTGGTCACCCGCCCGGGGTAATCCACAATGATCGAGCGGATCACGCTGGCTGCCCACACCTCCCCGCCCGCGCTGTTGATGCGTACCGTCACCGGTCCGCCCTGGCCGAGCTTTTCTAGATCCTCTTTGAACTTCGCCGGGGTGACTTCGTCGCCCCGCCAGGAAAATTCCGAGATGATCCCGTAGAACTCGATCTCCGGCTCCCCGCTCTCCGATTGGGCCGCGTCGACCACTCGCCAGAACGGCTCATACGGCCTGGCCGTACCCTCAAAAATTCGAACTGGTTCACGTTTGGGCATTGTCACCTCCCATCATCAGACTTCCATCCTCTCCTATCTGGGCCACATTTCTGGAGATATAGTGCGCTTCGCCGCCTCCGTAAGCGGGCATATCCTCAATCTGGCGGCCCTCGTTTGGCGTTAGCTGCCCCGAGAAAATGCGCCGCTCGATTGTCTCCGCTCGCGTCTTAGCGTCGGTTCGTAGGAGCACATCCCGGTTGAAACGGAAATAGGTGTAGTTCTGCTCTTCTTCGCTCAGCCATCTGAGCGCCGCGGCCTGCTCCCACTGCACCAGGTACGGGTCGAGCGTGGTCGAAAGGTAATCAATGTTCTGCTGCTCGTTCGATTGGTAGCTCTGCTTGCCCATATTGAGCTTGTAGAGCGGCACGCCGTAAAAGTTCGCAATCTCGGCGTCATTCGCCGCAATTGACTCCAGGAACTGCGCGTCGACCGGCCTCATTGTGATCGTCTCGAATTTGGTCACCTTCTGATCCATCACCGCCAGGCGGTAGGCGTTATCGCTGCCGCCCATCGCTTCCGAATACGAATCGCGCACCTTGGCCCGCGCAGCTTTATCAACATCGCCAGCCATCCAGATGATGCCGCCTGGGTTGAGGCCCTGAGAAAAGAACTTGCCCTGGGTCTCGTGCGCCCCCATCTGTCGCCCTAACGTCTCGCGAGCGTGGGTGATCACGGAATTGCCGGTGATCCCGTCAGATGAGTTGATCAGCAGGGCCATCACCTCTACGTCGGGGATGTGCTGCGGTTTCTGGCCCGGCCAGCGCACCTCGTACCACAGGTTGCCGCCTGCGTCGAACACCGGCAAGGTGATATTCGAGCGCAGCAGGAACATCTCGCGCCTGCGCCCCGGTCTGCGAGGCGGTTGCCAGGCATACGCCTCGCCGTAATTCAGCAGCCACATCACCAGTGCCTTCTTAAAAATAAACGGCGTCATCCAGCGGTTGGGACTGACTTCCAGCAGCCAGGAGATATTCTCCATGCGGTTGGATGGGCGCTGTCGCTCGATCTGCCCGCTCGCGCGGCTGATGAAGGTCTGCAGCGGCATCTTGGCGACGTCGTCCGAGAGAATGTTCGCGCAGCGATACGCCGTGTGGATATTTTTGGAATTCTCGACCGTCACGGTTTGCCCGGCGGCAGTGCCCATCGTCAGATTGAGCGCCTCCACCGTCTCGGGCAGGGTCATTATTTTGCCTTCATCGCGCGGCCGCTTCAGGTTGCGGATGATCATCTTTTACCTCCCAGCCCGATCAGCACCCCGAGGGCGATCAGCATCCCACCGGCCGTATACATCGCTGCGATCACGCTCAAAAGCGCCGTGGTGTACACGATCAGGCCGCAGCCGGCCAGGATCAGGAGATCGTCGAGGTGTTTCTGTAGAAACGTTTTCATCGCTAAAACCCAAAATCGTCCGACATGATCGCCGCGGTGAGATCCACCTTCGGCTGGTAGAACTGCGCCCGGGCCATCGCGTTGACCAGCGCCGTCATCAGGTCGATCCGCTTGGTACGGTCCACCGACCGGCCCTTGTGCTCTTTGACCAGCTTGATCTCCGCATTACCGTTCGTGGCCTTGGATGCATTGCCGAAGCACCAGCGCGCGACCTGGCTGTTTTCATGCGTCAACCCGCCGCGCAGCAGAACGGCGTTGAGCGCAGGCATGCCCAGAGCCTGGGCGAGATCGGCCTTCAACTGCTCCAGGTCGTCGTCCTGCTGCTTGGCGGCGATCTTCAGCAGGACCTGGATCAGGTTCATCGGTGAGGTCAACACTTTGAAGGTCTGCGGCACATCGACGCACAGCATCTGCTGCTGCTCGAGGCGCTGCAAGAGCATAGCGGCGAACGCGCGGTCCGCGGGCAGCTCGATTACGTTGTAGAACTTCTTGATCTCCAGGATCGTCGCTTCGACTTTGGTGTAATCCACCACGTCGCCCTCGGTCACCGTCACGTGCCCGGCCTCGGCCCACTTGTCATAGGGCACGTGATCCTTTTCCACCCGCTCCTGAAGCGCATCGCCCGGGATCCAGCAGTGCCAGAATGCGCGCCAGTCGTACTGCGTGCCCTGCGGCGGGAAGAGCGCGCAGATTGCCGTCAGGTCGGTGGTCGACGAGAGGTCCATCCCTAGAAAGCAATCCTTTCCCAGGAGATCGGCGCGATTCCAACTGCCGATGGTCTTATCAAACAATTCAAGCGGCAGCCAGGTGGTTAATTTCGTGGTGATCCACTGGTTCAGGTCCAGCCAGCGGAAGAGCCGCTCATTTTCCGGTTTCTTTTTCGCCGTGCGCGCCGCGTCGCGCATTGACTCCAGGCTCTTCGCCGTGCCCAGGGAAGGGTTGGCTTTGAACCAGTTCGCCTCGTTGTAGATATCCTCGCCGTCGTAGCCAAAGATCACCGGGTACCAGATCGGGTCGTCAGCGGCCGGATCGCCCGTGCCGTTGCGCGCCGCCAGCACTTGGAGCGCGTACTCGTGCTGCTCCCAGCAGATCGAGACTCGATCAGGATCTTCTCCGGCGGTGGTGATGATCCACCAGATCGGCTGCTTGCGGCTGGCACCCGCCTCGAAGGTCATCACGTCCCACAGCTTGCGGTTAGGCTGGGCGTGCAGCTCATCGAAGATGCACGCCGATACCTTGAAGCCGTGCTTCCGGAAGGCGTCAGCGCTCAGCACCTTGTACAGCGATTTCGTTTTCGGGTCGTAGATCTGTTTGCCCGAATCCGTGATCTTGGCTCGCTTCGACAGCACCGGGTGCAGCTCGACCATATCCCGGGCGACCTGGTAGACGATATCGGCTTGCCCGCGGTCGACTGCGCAGCCGTAGATCTCGCCCTTCATTTCGCGATCGGCGAAGGTGTGATACAAAGCCGCGCCGGCGGCCAGCTCGCTTTTCCCGTTTTTCTTCGGGATCTCCAGGTAGACGTACTGGTACTGCCGCGTTCCGTCCGGCTTCAAGGTGCCGTAAACGTCGCGGATGATCTGCTTCTGCCAGGGCAGCAGGACGAACGGCTGGTTGTAGAATTCGCCGTCCGTGTGCACCAGGCTCTCAAAGAATTTCACGGCCCAGGCAGCGTGCTTTTCACTGAACACGGGAGCCTCCGCGATCAGCATCACCAGCAAGAGAAGCACTGCGAAAAATCGTCTCATTTTCCATCGCCGTTCAAAAACGAATCCACATCATCCAGGATCGACTCAAGTTCACCCTTCGGTTCCGGCTCCTCTTTCTTGGCCGGGCTCGCCCCTGCTCTGGACCGCGACGTGAGATACAGCGTCTGCCGGAATCCCGACAGGGTCTTGCACTTCTGGTCAAACCGGACGTCCAACCTTTCCACCGCCTTACAGGCGTCCAGGCTCTTGCAGGCCAGCATCACCGCGCGGTCTTCCCATTTTTCGACCTCTGTCAGGCTGCCAATACCTTTTTCAGGCATCTCAGCGCCGCTCTCATTGGCCGCCGCTACCGCTTTTTTAGCGGCTTCGGCTGCCTCTTTGGCCTTGTCAATCGCTCGATCATGTGCCACGCCCAGTTCCAACCACATGCGATAGGTGGTTTTGCGCATCAGGAGCACCTCGACCGCCGTCTCCATCAACAGGCAGTAGTCGATCAGTTGGTCCTGGTCCAGCGCGGTCACCACAACCGCCTCAAGGCTGCTGTACAACCGCATCAACCGCCGCCAGACTCCAGCCGCAACAGCATGCTCCTTTAACCGTGCCGGTGCGCTCATCGGCAGGCCAACCTCGGGCGTCACCGAATCTTCGCGCGCGACTCTGTCGGCGTTTTCGGCCTTGGTGTTGTGGCGGCGGTTCAATCCTTGCGGCTTTTTGGCTGGCATCTCGGCTCCCCGTTGGTTAAGCGGATTCTCCACATTGGGAATTTTTTACGCATGGAAGGCCACACGCGCTCCGCCCTCTCCAATCGAAAACTTTCTGAGGGGGGTAGGGGGTGGCGCTCATTGGTTCAATACCTCGCCTGCCGTCTTGCGACTGTGACAGGAGTCGCACAGCGATTGAAACGGACCGCGCCAGAAGGCAGCCACGTCGCCGCGGTGCGGGGTGATGTGATCGCACTGCCTGGCCTCAACCCACAGGCCCGCCTTCAGACAATCGCTGCACCAGGGCTCCTTCGCAAGTTGCAGCCTGCGGATCATCTGCCAGCGCCTGGTCTTGTAGAGCTTCTGAACTTCCGGGTCGTGATAAGCCCGGGCCGCTCTCACCTCACGCGCGTGACGCTCGCAGCGTCCAGAGCGGACCAGCTGCGAGCAGCCAGGGTAAGCGCACGGTTTGAGCGCGGATGTGGGCATAAGCCTACTTGCCTCCGATATAGTTGCGACCTTGGTAGCGCTTGGCAATCCAGCCCTCAGCGCGCACCCGGATAAACACATCACCCCCGACCACCTTCTCTTCCAGCACCTCGACCTGCGTGCCGTCGTGCAACTGGCCCTTCAGCGTTTCTGTAGAAACGATCGGCGCTGAGCGCAGATTGATCCGGTCAGACCACGGGTTATCGATCGTCATCGTCACCGGTTCAGGTGCGGGAGGTGGCGGGGGTGGCGGCAGCGGTGCGGTATCTACACCTAACCAGGTGTAACACTCCTCGACCGTGCCAAAATAGAAGTTACCGTCGACGCCCTGCTTACCCACTTCGATCGCGTCGGTCCACTGGACAAAGCGCCGCTTGCTATTATTTCCGGGCAGCATCACGCGCATGTTGACCGCGGCCATGTGCGCGTCCATCTGGTCGATCGGGATCGGCCCATGCGCGACATGCGAGTGGGACCACTGCGCCATCCACAACTCGACCGGGCTTTCCTTGGCGCCGAACCAGTTGGCGATCGCCGGGTGCTGCCCGAGATAGCCCATGCTGGTGTACCAGATGATCGGCACCGTGTTGAACTGCGGATCCGACAGCAGCCAGCCAAAAAAGCGCTTGAGCTTATTGACCGTGTTGACGTCCGAGTCGCCGCCCACTTCCAGATCGATCGCCAGGGCATGAAACGATTTACCAGGGATCTTGTTGTTGAAGGCGTATTTGAGGCGCTTGTACTGCCAGTCGCTTTCAGGGGTTGAAGCCTGGAAGTATTTCGGCTGGAAGAAGAAGTACGGGATGCAGCCCTTGCGAGCGTGGTAGGTCTGGTCGACAAAGCCGGGGAAGGTATGATCGACGTAGTTCCCCAGGTCGTAAGCGTCGCCCGGGTACATCTGCGCGCCGTCGGCGGCCTTTGGCATGGATCCGTCGAAGCGATGATTGGTGAGCAGGTCGTACAGGTCCAGGCCGTCCGTCCAGTGACTGATATCACACCAGTGCGCGCAGCTCATCGGGTTGAGCCCCGAGACGCTCCCGGTCGCGGTAGCCATCGCCAGCACTATCGGAATATCCTGCTCGTACTGCGCATTAAACGCGCGGACCTCGCGGGGGTTTTGCTCCCACAAGGCCATTTCGGCATTCAGTTTGTCCATCTCGCTGATCTTGTTCACGGTCCCTCATCTTCCACCGACCAATCGTCCGGTCTCCAGGCCGGCTCGATGCAGGCCTGCTCGAACTGCCCCAAGAGCACGCGGATGCCGCGCATCAGATACTCGATCCGCCGGGCATACTGCACAACGGTTTGTTGCAGATTCGCCAGCTTACAGTCCTGTTCGTCCAGGCGCTTCTCCTGGCATTTGAGCTGATCGGTCAAGACCCCGATCAGCCGGAACGCGCCGTCCAGGGTCTTGACCGTGGCGTCAAACTTGATCGAATCCGCTTCCGCCTCGATCTTCCCGGCTTCCGCCTCGATCTTCACGGCCAAACCCTCGGCCTGGCGCTTTCTGGCCTTGCGTTCGTACCAGGAGACCAGGCCGCCACCGATCAAGGCGATGAGCAATGCTTCAAGGATCGTTCCCCAATCGACTGTCAAGGCTTAGCCCTCGTAACGCTGAGCTTGTTCAGCGACGTACTCAGCGGCCTGGGCCTGCATCACCCGGGATTGATCCAGGCTATAGCTCTTTCCCAGCACGGGAACGCCCTTGAAGCCAGAGTGCGCCAATTTGGAACTGATCATCTGCCAGACAAAACCGAAGACGGTTGCGAGCACGGTTGCAAGCTGGCCGGCGTTTTCATCCAGGCCCTTCCAGTCGAATTCCGGCTTGAAAACGCCCATGCCGAACACCGCCGCCATCAGCAGCAGGTTCAGCCCGGTTACCACTGTGGCGGACTGTCCATCCTTGACCCAGCCGACCGTCTTGCCGATATTGACCAAAACAGCGATCAACGATCCCAACCCACCCAAAGTAACCGCAAATCCGAGAAGCATTTCGATTGTCATTTTGCCCTCCCGAGGCTTAAACAGAAAAACGCCGACGACTCCAGACATGGACATGGAAGTCGTCGGCGCCAATCTCCGACGCTGGGCGCGCCTGCCCTTGCGGGCTATACGGCGCGTACCGGCTTAGATCTATCATAGAACAAAATTGTGATTAAATCAACAATCAGTTTTTTACGAAATCCGCACGCCGTGGAAACAGCGCACCTCGCCGCACGTACACACCAGCTGCGCCTCCACCACCAGCGCATGGTCAACCGGTATGCACGTCCAACCGTCCTGCACGTCCACGCGCACCAGTCGCCGCTTGCAGTGCAGGCAGCGCAGCCAAATAGGCCGCGTGCGCTTCAGGCGCCGCCTGAAGCACGCGCTGCCGTGAGTCCTTCGATGGATCTGCATAGAGATGACTCTGTCACGCATTATTCACCGCGTGTGGAATGTCGCCTCAAAGTGGCGTCCGAATATAGTTATCCCTCCTGGAGCAAAGGCGCATAAAGCCACGGCTTCGATTACCGCCGCCGCTGCTTCTGCGCAATGCTTGCCCCCATAAAGCAGATCATCCCCGTGTTGGCCTATAATTTTGTTTATGTCGGGCCTATGGGTGTTGAGTGGAACTTCTCCAGATTGGATTGCAAGTATTTGTATCGGCACCGCAAACTCTAGAAAGTCCGGAAGAATATGGTTGTCAAAATCCTTGTCGGTTCTCATGCTATGCCCTCTCTTCGTAAAAAAGCCGCAACCGTCATCCGGTTGACTTGGTACCGCCGGGCAATTTCACTCTTGGAAACTCCCTGACCGAGAAGAACCTGGATATCAGTCTCATTCCCGGTTAGTTTGTAATGGCTCCCTTTCCGGCCTTTCGGTCTGCCAAGTACCTTTCCCTCTGATTTTTTTCGCGCCAGCGCTTCTTTTGTCCTCTGACTGATCAGGTTTCGCTCGATTTCTGCTGAAAGGCCAAAGGCAAACGCCAATATTTTGCTCTGGATATCATCACCAAGCCGGTAATTGTCTTTTATCGTCCAGACCCGGCATTCTTTCTGCATGCAGATGTTGAGAATTTCCATGATCATGAACAGGTTTCTTCCAAGCCTGGAAAGTTCAGCGCAGATGATCAGGTCCCCTTTATTGACATCTTTAAGTAATTGACCCAGCAACCGTTTGTTATAGGATTTTGTCCCGCTAATGGTTTCTTCGATCCACCGATCAACGACCATGTTTTGTCGGTTTGCAAAGTTGGTGATTTCAAATCGCTGGTTTTCAACGGTCTGTTTGTCGCTGCTGACCCTGATGTATCCAAATATCATGATTGCTCCAGTTGTTCCAGTTGTTCCAATCCACACTTTATTCTGCATAGCCCATTTTTCCTCTTGTTACACTTACTTCCAGCAATCCCGCATCCGGGTGCCGTACTTCCGCAGCCACTTCTTCAACCGCCCGGGCGGGAAGCGGTACTTCTCCCGCGCCGCCGCGTAGCCCCTCTTGCCGATCGCGCGCATGTGCTCCCTGCCGTGCTTCTCGACCGTCGCCAGCCCGCCCAGCCTGCCCGCTTCACGTTTACTCAACTTCTCCCGAACCGTCATCGTCATCCTCCTCGCCTTCCTCGTTCGGCGCGCAGCGATAACACTGCTCCCCGGGATAGATCGTTCCGCCGCATTCCCGGCAGTGAAACTGCTGCCAGTCGCGCCACTTATCCCACGCCACTGGCCAGTTGTGCTCGATGCGGTAGATCGCCTGGCCGGTCGAATCGCTCAACCGCAGGTGTGCCTCGATCACCTCCGGGTCAAAACCACCCCGCAGCAAACGCGATTTCGCCGGGTCGCGCACCTCCGCCCGGTCCAGCAGCGCCGCGAGTCGGAAATTCTCCGACTCGACCGCTCTTCTAGAATCTGGTGGTAGTAGATTCTCTCTAGAATCTAGATTTAAAGATCTACTACTACTACTAGCTAGAGGCGCGAGTCGGAGTTTCTCCGACTCGATTTTCCCTAACCTTCCCGCCGGTTGATCTTCATCGGCTGTTTCCTGCGCTGGAAACTCCGGACCGGGTGCGTTCGGCGCTTGAGCGTCCGCTGCCACAGCATCGACAATCTCCGGCCCCGCTTCGATCCGCTCCACCGGCAGCGGCAGTTGCCGCTCCTGGTCAGGCCGCACCAGGTGGTAGGTATACGACCCACGAACCCCGCAGCGCGATACCATGCCCAGTTCGACCAGCAGCGCCAGGGCCTGCTTGACGGGCTTGTCAGAGAACCCGGAATAGCGCTCGATCCACTCCTGGTTGCCGCCCGCCGGCTCGCTCATTAACAGCAGGTAGATCGTCGCCGGCACGCCAGACAGCGCCCGAACCTGTAAAGCAGAAAGGCATGGGAACATTAATGATCCTTCGTGATGTATTTCGACCGCGCGCTCCCGCTCGCCAGGTCGATGTACGTGCCCCATTTCCGCAGGTCTTTCGTCACCAGCATCCGCACCAGGTAATCCGCCGCCTCGGCCGCCATGCGCGCGTTGATCGCCAGTCCCTGACTGTCTGCCAGCGCCATCTCCGCGCAGCTCATATTTTGCGGTGCGACCGTTTCTACAGAAACGCCCGTTTCTATAGAAACGCCCTCTCCCGGCAGCGCCTCCAGCAGCTCCGGGTGGCGCGCGGATGGCAAGGGCAGCCACGTGCAGAACCCGGGCAGCTGGTACGGGTCTTCGGGCCGCGTGTACCCGCTGCCCACGAGCACCTGACCGGCGCTCCGCGTGTTGCCGCAGTCCAGCCACCAGGTGCGCGCCGAGTGCTGCACGTCGTCGCGGATCGCCGTCCGACCGGCGGCGTTGTCCACGCAGCCGATCACCACCGCCAGGGAGCCCCGGTAGCTGAGCTTGCCGGCCTCGTACGCCTTGGGAACCGCCACGATCTCCAGCCCCCACGCCAGCCCATAGCGCCAGGCCAGCGCCTGCGCCTTGTTCTGGCCGATCTCGGCATAGCTGAAGCTCTGGCGGTAGATGTTCTTCTCCTCAACCTGGTCCGGGTCGTAGAAAAACACCTGCGTCTCTTTGTGGAACTTCTCCACCAGCAGGCGCGCCACCCGCGCCACGTGCGGCGCCAGCCACGAGCCCGTTCCCCCGCAGCCCACCAACACGAGTGAGACCATATCGGTCACCGGCAGCAGCAGCTTGCAGGAATTCAAGTAATCCAGGTCAAGATAATTCGGATCAATCTTCGACGTCGACATATTGCAGTTCCTTATCATCCGCCGGATACAGCCCGTCGCGCACCCCGCGCGGCAGGTCGAAGATCCACGTCGAGGGCACTTCCTGGAAGTGCCCGTAAATTCCTACCCGAGTCAAGATCGCCGGCGCGCGCTCCAGGTCGCCGATCACCGCGTACACCCGGAACCCGGCCGATTCCTCTTTGTCGTCGGTCTTGCTGAAGAACGCATTCATCCCGTGGTGCGAGTGCACCTCCAGCGCTGTGCCCGCGCCCCCGGCAAACGGGTTGAGCGGGTGAACGCTTACCACCCCCTGCGCCTGCTCTGGCAGCCCCAGCCGCCAGGCGTCCCCCTGCATGCCAAGATAGAACAGGATCTCATTACCTCCTGCCCGGTAAGCCATCTCAAACATCTGCGCCGTCATTCGCGCCTGCACGCGCGCCGCCGGGTGCAGGTAAGGCTGCAAGATGCTCAACCCGCGCAGAGGCGCGCGCGTCGCGGCGATCCAGATCATCGCCTCCAGTTCGGGCCGCTTTGCGCGCACGAAGATGCCGTTCGCGGCGACCACGTATTCGTACAGCCCGCCGCTCACCGGCGGCAGTTGAGGAGACCGGGCAAAGCGGTAATTGACGAAAGCGGAGCCATCCATCACCCACCTCCTTCGAGCACGTATTTGATTTTGCTGCCGATTGAACCGCCTGCCTCGACCAGGTCGTCGCCCGGATAGGTACGCCGCTTCCCGTCCGCCAGCCTGCGCAGCATCTCGATTGCGCTGCCGTGCTCGCGGCTCTTGCCTTCGGCCAGGTCCTGGTTGAACGGCGTGGCGAAGAATTTCTCCCAGGTCTGGCGCGCTTCGCTCACCTCGAACGCCGGCGGTGTGTTCTGCCCCCAGCAAATCTTGCCGCCCGGGTAGACGTTGGGAAACGGCGCGTGGTAGGCGGCTGCCTCGGGAAAGAAATATTTCTCCCACAGCGCCCACAGATAATGCTGGTCACCCATCACCAGCAGCACCGTGCGCGGGATCGGGACGGTGAGGTGCTCGTCGCCCAGCGCGATCTCCACCTTCTGCGCCGGCGCGGTGTAGGCGAACCACCGCCCCCGCGCGCTGTTTCCGCAGCGCACCACGCCTGCCGGCAGCCAGCCCGAATCTTCTTCCACCCGCGCGAATGCCGCCGCCACGTCCTTCGCCGTGACGAACTTCGACGCGTGCCCGCCGGCCTGCGTTGGGTAGCAGAACAGGTACTGGCCGTCCAGGAAATACAAAACCCCCTGGGTCGGGAACGGCGGCGCTGCCGGAGGCGCGCCCAAAATGGTCAGGGCATTGTTCTTCGTCGTCGTCTGTTCCATCGTCCACCTCATCATCCCCGAACTCTCACCCGTTCGGGCACGTAACCCCGGGCCTGCTCTTCCTGGAACACCTCCGCTAGCGTGCGCGCCCTGGCGCGCCGCCGCCTCTTCTTCCGGCTTGCGCAGTACAGCGCCAGCAGCTTGCCCGCCAGGCTGGGATCGATGTCGAACGCATCGCGCGCCAGTTGGTAATCTACGTTCATGGGCCGGGCTTTTTCCCACTCGGCTTGCAGTTCGCGCACCCCTTCTATGCTGAAATCCCGGTACGGGTAATCGCCGAATTGGCCTTCGTCGTTAGGGTTCCAATCGAAATAATCCAAACCGGTGTCGTACCAGCAGATCGCGCGCGCCGCGAGGTGACACCCCAGTCCGCGCTTCCGCAGAGCGCCCTCGAACGCCTCCCAGTCGATCTCGTCCGGCCATTCGCCCGGAATTTCCAGGCCCCAGTCGAGCCAACCGAATTCAACCCCGGCCCGCTCCAGCGTGTCGCCTTCCTGCAAGCGGACGGCCGTCCAGAAGATGTACATTTTTGCCCACGCGTATTCGGCAGGACTGCTGCTGTAATCGGACCATTCATCCCAGCCGCACGCAAAGCCTTCCGGCCGGGGCAGCAGCCAGGGCGCGCCGTCGCCCTCCGAGAATTCCTGCTCGATCGTGTTCAGGTCCAGCGGCGCGACGTAGTCGATCGCTGAGAGGGCCACGCCGACCAGCGCCGTGTCGTCCGGGTCGAACAGGTCCACGCCGTCGGCGCACGCCACGCGCAGCGCGACCGGGTCCAGTTCCTCCAGGATGCGCGCGGCGGACGTGGTCGCCCGGGCCTGGCGCAGCGCAGCAAGCGCAGAAAACACGGTTGGCAGGCGCAGGCGCTTCAGCCCGCGCGCCGACTCCCCGAACCCCGTCGCAGCCATTAGAACCCTGCCAGGTGGAACCGGCTGGGCTGCGGCAGCGCCTGGGCCAGGCGCTTGCCGGCGTAGGCCACCGCTTCCGCCTGGCTTTCTCCTTCCGCGATGGCCGCTTCGATCTTCGCGTCCATCGCCAGCAGCTCGAACGGCCCGACCGTTCGGCCCTGCTGCTCCTGGATCTCCTCGAACAGCGCCACCGCCGGGTTCTTACCGCCTTCGCAAGCTATCAGATGATCCAGCGGGTCCAGCCCCTTCGACCCAGCCTTCTTGATCACCGTCACGGTGATCACCCCGTCCTTCTCACTGCGCGTGATCCCGGCGTTTGCCACCTCTGGGTAAAACGGGCTCAGCGCCTGCTTCACAGCATCGTCGTTCGACCCGATTTCTTCGGGTACGGGGATGATCTGCCCCTCGACCAGCACCTGGTAGGTTGCCATGTCAGCTCTCCTTTTCCATCTCTTCGCGGATCTGGTTCATCAAATTACCGGCCTGCGGCGGCAGGTGACCCAAGAGGTCGTGCGCGCGCAGCATCTGCATCTTGGGCGCGTCCTGGTTCGCTCGCACGCCCAGCACCACCGGGCGTCCTTTCTCGTTGCCGTCATCTGCCCAGAGCGTGATGGTGATAACGATGGTCGACTGGTCCCACGTGAGTTTCTTTGCCGGGACCGGTTCGGGTTTCGGCTGCGGAGCGGGCTCGGGCTTTGGCTGGGGCGCAGGCGTTGGAGTCTGCGCGGGCGGCGTGACGCTTACCTCCGTCGCTGCCTGCTCCGGTTGGGGTGGGGTAGGGATGGGAGCAGGCGCGGGGACCGGTGCAGTCGCCGCCGGTTCCATCACCGCCGCTTCGTTGATCGTTTCGGTAACCGTTTCTACAGAAACGCTCATTCCTGCGGGAATGCCGGCATCTTCCGGCGCGGCGGGATCATAATCTGGATCGTACCCCATCGCTTTCTCTTCTTCGGGCGAAGGTAGATCCGGTATCACCGGCTCCGACACCCGCACCGAGTGTCCATCCACCGCCGGCAGCGGCTGGAACTCGCCCGACGCCGTCTCGAAAGTCTCAACGCCCGGTTGATCGTCTGCCGCCGGTTCCTCCACCGGGGGAGCCGCGTCGAACGACCCCTGCTGCATCTCCGGGCGCAGCCAGCGGTGCAGCTCGCCGATCATCGCCGTAAGCTGCTCCGGCTTTGCGCCGGAGAGGGCCAGTTCCACGATCTCATTCGGCTTGGCCCAATCGTCTTGATCTTCCGCCGCGGCGCGCTCGATTTCCGTCAGATCATAGAGCGCCACCAGCGCCCGCGCCGTCCCCTGGCTGATCTGCCCCGTCCGCAGCCAGGCCCGCGCAGAAGGCGGCAGCCGCAGCAGCCGGATCGTGTTGCGCACCGCGCCGTCGCTCATGTGCCACAATTGCCCGATTTCGACCGAGGTCTTGCCGAATTTCTCGCGATAGGTCTCCATCGCCTGAGCTCGCTCGATGGGGTCCAGGTCTTTGCGGTCGTTGTTCTCGCGGATGCCCGCCTCGAACAGCGCCAGGTCATCCATATCGCGGATCACCACCGGCATGCGTTCGAAGTCGTAGCCGCGTGCTGCCTCCACCATCTCGGTCGGGGCGTCGATGAAGATCTTGTGTTTGAGCTTGGTCTGGATGTCGTAGAGCAGCCGGAAGGCGGCTAACCGCGAGTTGCCGAAAGCAAGCTCCACCCGCGCGCCTTCGCGGAAGGCGCGCTCCAGGCCGAACTCGCGCTCGACCTCGTGGCGGACCAGCGCCTGGCCGTCCGCGCCGATCAGCCGCCCGACCGGCGCCTGCATCAGGCCGTTGCACGCGATCGACAGCGCCAGGCCCTCGATGTGCTCCCGGTCTTCGCCGTCGCGCGGCTGGTAGCGGCTGGTGTTGAAATATTCGAGTTTAATTTCTGTGGCTGATTGCATTGTCTATCTCCGGTAGGGGTTGCAAACATGATGGATCCACTTGCCTTTAACCAAACGCCATTTCTTCGTTCCGCAGTGGCAGGTGCTGCGTGCAGTTGCGATAGAGCTCGCCGCACAGCACGCAGCGCCTGCTTCGCTCCGGCAGGTCGCTCAGTCGCCAGGGACTGCCGGCAACGATTCGCCCTGGCCGCCCCGCTCTATCTGAGCGGCCCGCACCCGCCCCTTGTCGATCCCTTCGAAAGGGTCTGTCTGCGGCTGCTCCTCAGGCGTTGTTATGCCCGCCTGGTCGCCAGCGATCGGCGGATCGCCGCCGTCCGGCTGGCGGATGAATTCCGGCATGTCGAACTCGGCGTCAGGCTGCTCCTCCGGCGATCCATCGCCCGCCGGCAGGGTTTCCGCCGCATCCGCCTTCTTTCGCCTGGCGTAATTCGCCATGTATTCGCGGTTGTAAGCCCGCTGGCATTCCGGCTTCTTGCAGTTGGTCTGCCTGGAATTTTTTGGCGTGAACGACTCCCGGCAGTACGGGCAGACCGGCAGATCTTCCGCCTCGACCGTTTCTACAGAAACGCCCGTTTCTACAGAAACGGCGGGAACCGGCGAATCCATGGATTCGCGCACGCCCAGCGCCATCGCCAGGCGCTCGGGGTCCAGTTCGGTCGGTTCGGTCTCCAGGAACGCGGCGCGGACTTCCTCCGGCTTCATCAGGCCGCTCGCCGGAACTCGCATGCCTAGGAACTCGTAGTGCACCCCGGCCGCGCGGCAGATGCGCTCCAGCGCTTCGCCGATGGCCGGATCGTCGACCTCCACCAGCGACGCTTCGCAGTGGTGAAAGCCGTCCATCACCTGGGCCAGGCTTTGGAATGCATCCCGCAGGCTTAGCTGCTGGTCGAGTTGCTCGGTTACGTAGGTAATCAGGTATCGGACCATTGTTTTGCCTTTCTTTTCAAAATAAAGCCGGCTGGTGGGCAGTCCCAAATTTTCGTTCCGCCGCGGCGTCCATCGCCGCCAGCGTTTGCGCCATGTCGGCGATCTTCCCGCGGTACTCCACCAGCGAAAATTCGTTGTACTCTTCCCAGGTCTTGGCGATCCAGTATCCCCCGCCGCCGGATGTGCTGCAAATCAGCTCGCCGTCTCTGCGCAGGTCGCGGATTGTCTCGCGCACCTTGCGGTCCAGCGTGGCGTAGTTCATCCCCGCGGCAAAACCCATCCGGCGAATGGCGCCGACCAGGTGCGCTCGTTCGATCACGTTCTCCTGGCCCACGCGCCCCCTCAGTGCCCGCAGCACCGCGTCTCGCAGGTCGGGAGCTTTCTCGGTTGATTGTCTACGCGAATCGCTCATGCCTTTCGCCCTCTTCGTTCTCCCCCTGGCGAAGGAGAAACGCCAGGGGGAGAGGGGTTGCCTCCGCTCCGTCCGGAGGGCTTTTTGGACGCTGTTTCCGGGGTGTCACCACAGGATGCCCGTGGAATTCCCGCACGTGTGGGCCATCGTCGTACCGCATAAACCTGGCGAGCTCGGCTGTCTTCCCCACGATCCGGGTCGTACCCTTCGCGCCGATGTTGCGCGGTCTTGCCGGTCCGCGCGGTGGACACTCGCCATATTCGGGCTCCCGGGAGTCGAACCCGGGCGCGGCTTCAGGGGGGTTGGCCGCGGAATCCCTCTGCCCGGCGAAAATCAATGCCGGATCTGGTCCGGCCGTACCACCAGCCCGCGCAGGACCATCAGCCCGGCCAGGACCAGGCAGCCGTTGGCGACCCACTTCAGCGTTTCCGGTTGCAGCCACAGGTGGCGGGTATTCCACAGCAGGCTGCCCAGCCCGTACCCGGAGGCGCACACGCCGGCCATGATCAGAAGAATGAACAGGCAGGTGACTCTACCGGCCTTCACGCCCCACCTCCACGGCGATCACCACGCGCGTGAGTTTGTCGAAGCGGCGATTGTGGCGGCGGCGGGTGATGCCGTCTGCCGCCCAGCACAGCAGCAGCCAGGCGAGCAGGCAGGCAGCCGCTACCATGATGACGAAGAAGACCGTAAAGAGGATTTGCAGAATGAGGATGTCCATTGCTATTCTCCTGTTCGAAAAGCCCAGCCCTGGCAATTTTCATTTTGCGGTCCGCCAGGCGACCGTTGCCGGTTAGGTTATCCGGCGTCGCATTTTACGACCCATGCGGCTGGCCCCTTCTCACCACTCAGCAGGTGACGCTCCCAGGTTGCCGGTTACGGTTCCGGCTCTGCCGCTACTAGGGTGATCACGGCTTCGGCTTCCTCTCGAAACGATCATCAGGCGCTTAGCCCTACCGTTTCGCTCTTCCGGTTTGCCTACAACCTTCTGCCGGTTCGCACAGACGATTTTCGCGTTTGGCGCTTGCCCTCCCGGTGCAGCTACTCCAACTGAGGCGGCATATCTGCACTGTAGCCGCGGAACACCCCAAGGACTTGCGGGCAAACAAAATATTGGGTATGGTGGGCGAGGGAGGATTCGAACCTCCCTTGCGGCGGAGCCTGCCTGCGTGCAAGCTCTCGGAGTCTGCCGCTGCGATTGTTCCCTCGCCGCCCATTTTGCCAGCCCACAATGCTCCATCAGGGTTGCTCACCATTTTTGCTCTGAATGCACAGACAGCAGGTGAGTGTAAGAAGTAAAGCAAATCGCTGGCCTGGCCCTGTCATGCCGTCTCTCCGGCTGTCGCGCTGTTATGCTTTTTCTGTGGATAGCACCCGCGTCCGGTTGATCCAAATTGGGCGGCCCCGAGTCGACGGGGTGGATGTGTAAGGCTAACGCTGTCATCATCTGCCTGGCCGGAGTGCCACCGGCAACTCGAAGGGCTGGAGACAGTTTCGTATCCTCCCTCATCCGCTTCTGCTTTGCGTCGCGTCCGCAATGCCGCCCAAAAAAAATGTTAAAGTTCCTACACGTTGATCATTCGCACCGGCGCGCCGGCCTCGATCATCAGCGCCGCGATCTTCTGCACCGCCGCCAGCGCCGTCGCTTCGCGCCGCAGGCGTTCGGTCTCGGTCATCGCCTGCTCGCCGCGCACCACCGGTTCCAGCGCCCGCACCGCACGCACCGCCGCCTCAGCGGCCTGGTCCCGCTGTTCTTTCGCCACGTTCGGCCACGGCCGCGGCTTGTCTGGCATTCTTTTGCTCCTCCCAACGCGCTTTGATGTACCGCCAGATCGAACCGGCGACCATCGGCGCCCCGCTCGCCGCGAACGCGCCCAGCGCCAGCTGCGCCGCCCGCCGTTCGATCACCGCCACTCCGCCCAGGGTCACCAGCACGCCCAGCACCACCGCCAGCGAGACGAACCCTTCCAGGTACTTGCGTCGCTCGAACTCCGCCACCGCCCAGTTGTAGCCGATCCCGAAGACGAACAGCGCCAGGAACACGACTAGAATCAGGCTGGAATCGGGCTGAATGTTCACGACAGCTTCTCCCAGGCTACACTCTCATCATGGACAAATGGAACCGTACCCGCCATCACCACGTGCACCTGCCGCAGCTTGCGCAGCGCGTCCATCTCCGCGTTGAACCATTCCATCACCACCTGGAAACTCATCAGCTCGAACCGGTTCAGCGTGCGCGGGTCGGGCAGGCAGCGCGCCAGCTCGTCCATCGCCTGCAAGCGCATCAGGATCTCCAGCGAGGTCAGCGGGCGCTTCGGACGGCCTTTCATCAGCAGCATGAGGTTGACCAGCACGAAAGCCGGCATACCCATCAACAGCGAGAACATCTTCTGCATATTGCCTCCGCTCAATTCAGCAACACCGGGGTGGGCTCGAACAGCGCCACCGGCACCAGGAACACGCTCGGCAGCGAGCGCATCGACACCATCGCCATCTCCACCGTCAGCGCCCCCAGCGCGTCGGCGATCGCCGCCGGCACCGCC